GGCACTAAACCTGTGACGATTGAAAGCAAGCTGATACTTGCTCAATATCCGTACTGCCTCTCATTTTGCGAAGATCTTTGGCTTTCAGACGACGAATTTTTAACTCGGTGATTAGATTGCCTTCACCATTTTGAATAGGAAAATCAAGAGCAACAATAACGTCAGACATAAAAAAACTCCTTAATGGTTATTATTTAACGTCATTAAGGAGTTTACTGAAATCGTCTTTAAATTTCTTTTAAAGTAGTTTTAAGAATTTATTGCCCGATATTGGTGCGGTATTTTTGCAACACATCTTGTCCGTTTACACGGTAGATGTTGGCAAAGGTATCCACGTAGAGCAATTCTTTCCCCTCTAAGGTCTGCTTAATGCTGTAGATTTGGAAACTATCTTGCAGCTCAACCGCCTCTTTAGGTTTAAAACTTCCGCCTGCGGTTTTACTAAACTGCACATTCATTACCGTAACTAATGGGGCTTCTTCTGCCAAGCCCATTGCGTTAAATACTTGCAAATTAGAGCGGATCATTAATTGCTGGTGTTTAAATGGGTTAGTATTTTGTACACGAACTTCAGGGTAGAAACTATCCCAAGTTATTTCACCCTCTAGGGCATTTAAACCCGCTGGCAGTTTAATGGTTGCCACTAAACCAAGCCCTTTATGCTCAATTTGTTCAAACTCAATATCGGCAACCTTAATTTCTTTGGCTTTACCTAGCAAAGAGTTACCGTTGAAATACACATTGGCATTGACGATTTGATTAATTGCTGTACTCATTCTTGCTCCTTAATTATTTTTGACCAACCAAATTCACCAAATATTTACGCGTCATCACTGAGCGATTGCTAATGCGTTCAGCTGGCAGTTTTGGTGTGTAATCATAGGTCAAGGGGATCTGCCCTTGACTAAAAGCATCTGCCAAGTCGTAGTCGTAATCGAGCCCCACTTCAAAACCTACGAGGCTTTTTTGCGTTCCTAAGTAGGTGCGAATGGTTTCCAATAGGCTGTCAATTAACGCATCATCAATCGGACGGTCGATATATTGCAACTCGGCACGGCGAATGCTTTCATCAATTAAATCCCCTGTACGCAAGGCGGTCTCAAAGTTGATGATATGGGTAACCGTTGGGAAACAGCTTGAGCGGTTGCCCCATAATCTAAACCCTGTGCCAAAGCTATTAAAAATCGTGGTAATCCCCACGGCATTTAAGCGATTGGTTTCACTTTGTAAGTCATCAATACGCGCCGTTAATGGCACTTCCATACCAATCACGCCCAACAGTTCGCGGTTAGAGGTACTAAACCAATAACCCTGTTCCACATCGGTTTTCATTCGCAGCCCCGCCGCGTGCGTGGCAAGACTTTCAAGCCCACCACTCATTCCTGTGACATAAGGGTAAAAATGGCGTACTCGTTCTGAGCTGGCTTTGGCATTAAGGTTACCCAGTGGACCTCGTGCTTCAATGGCTTTAGAAAGGGTTGTTCCTTTTGGCAATTGCACATAGGCAACCGCTTTTAGTTGCTCCGCCAGCACTTGAAGGGCGGCAGCACAAGTCGCCGTTTTATCAAACTCAGGGCAAATCAACACCTTGGCATCTGCCCCAAATTTATTAAAGCCATCACGCAATAACTCAAAGCCTTTGCGTTGCCCCGTACTACTTTCCACGCCGCCTTTAATATCTTCTTCCGTAACCTTACTTGGGTCAGCATAGGTATAGGTCACAGTGAGGCTGGTTTTGCTGGCTTTAAAGCAGATTTCCCCTGTTTGCATATTGACCGTGTAGTCTGTCCCCTCAGTGAGAGCCACATTGTTTGCTTTCACCGTTAAGGTGAGCAATGCCGCTTTTTCCGTTACGGCAATTAAGGTGTTTGGGTCTTGGGTTAATACCTCATCATTGACTTGGGTTTTATGACGAGTGGGGTCTAACACATTGACCACATAAACCTGCCCACTGGCATAACGGCTTAAAATCTCAAAGGCATCAGGGAGGGTGAAGCCTTTACCTGTAAGCGTGCCAAATTGGGCAAAATCTTTCTTCGTTTGGCACAGCGTAAGCTGGTTTACCGCTCCCATTGGGGCTGTGCCGACAATGCCAATAATCGCCCCATCAACGGTTTGAACGGGAACAGATCCGCCTGTTTCACGTTTGGTTTCAGTTCCGTGGTGAAAAGCCATATTTTTCTCCTTAATGTTGATCCGCACGGCGTAAAAGTGCGGTGGTAAATTTGTGTGAATTTTGCAGGTCGCGTTGTTCCACCTGCCACGTGCTGGTTTGCACAATCAGTTGATATTGCCAAAGCCCTTCGTCTTCACCCGCGAACTCTTCGCTAATTAATACACAAGGTTCGCAATTAGTGGGGCGAAAGCCCACAATCGCCAAGCGAACCTTATCCAGCACCTCTAATGCCCCGCTATCATCGTGCTGACTACGGGCAATAATGGTTAAAGCAAGATGCACATCACGGCGTTGATGTACAAGGTCGGTGCTACCTTGGGTTTCAAACTTCGAGCCTGCGTATTGCACTAAGATGACCCCGTATTCGTCTTTAACGTAGTAATTCGCCAAATCATCGGGGAAAAGCTCAATGCTAAAGCGATCTATTCGCTCAAGTAAGCGTTCTTGGACGCTCGTTAAAATCGGCAAGGTGGCAGACATTTTAATACCCCGATAAATCCACTTTTTCAGGTGCTCGTGCCACAAAACGCGGTACAGCAGGCACATTGTCGTCCATCGTATCGACAAGCTCGGTCAGCCCTAAATGCAATTTGCCTGATTGGATACGCTCCAAATCTTTCAGCGCTTGGGCATAACTGTCTTTGACTTGGTCAGGAAAACCTTTGCCATCAGGACGGCGTGAATACAGCCAATAGCGTGCCAGTTGCAAACAGAGATTACGCACAAGGGTTGGCACTTGATGCAGCGGCAGAACATAACGCGAACGCAAATACCCATCGACAATCTCCGTGGCATACAAACACGCCTTATCTAACACCGCAAAGTTAATGCTTGTGGCACGGCTGTTGTCATTCGAAAGATCCATTAAGGCACGTTCACTTAATAGCTCGTTTAAATCCTCTGCATTAATGTACATTGTGCCGCCTTATGCCTGATTTTCCGTGTTGGCATTCGCCGTATTAGTGGTCGCTTCTTTGTTGTTTTTGGCTTCTTCAGCTTTACGTTGTGCTTCCTCAGCATTGCGTTGCTGTTGGGCGAGCTTGACTTTGCCGCTTTCGGTAAGTTCCACATACAAGGCGATGTTTTGTGCTTCTTCTTGCGTGAGTTCAAGGGTTTCGCCCACTTCATAACGTTTACCGTTATGCAAAACAGCCACTGCGCCAATCACGGCGTAAAGTAATTTTTCGTTCATTGCATTCTCCAAAATTTAGGATTTTTCAACCGCACTTAAAGGACGTTTAAATGCGGTTTAAAGGGGTTACGCGATACAGTCTTTCACTAAATAACCCGCAGGCTTGCCCACCAAATGCGGTTTATAAATATCGGTACAACGCACCACTTCTAACTTGCCACCGCTTTCTTGGTAGGTATCCACAAATAATCCTTTACGACGGCGAACGGTATAGCCAAAACTTGGCTGATACACCGTGCCTTTCTTATCGGCGGTTTTCGGCACATAAGCCAACACCACGGTTTTAGTCCAAATATCTTTTAACTGACCGCTTTCTTCATAAACTGCCTCGCCAATTTTGACGGTGTCAATATCAATTAAGCCCGCAAAAATTTCTGGCGTAATCACGCCTTTTTGCACATACTTAATTTTTTCAATCACTTTCGGGTGGGATTTCAGCACCTCCCACACATCGCCTGCAATCACGCACACATTGGCTTTATGCCCAATGGTGCGTTTAATCGCACGTTTTGCTGCGTCAAAGACGGCAAATGGGTCGGAGTCTTTGTGACTAAATTGACTTGTGCCAGATAATGCCACTTTATTGGTGCTGTCATAGCTCGCCTCATTTTGCGCAAGGGTGGCGATTTGTTTTTCGCGGTCTAACGCAATCACATCTTGGATAACGCCTAGGGCGTATTGACGCAATGGAAAACTGGCTTCATTGCTTTCGCGGTAATCAATGGCATATTCTGCGTCGTGTTCTTCCAGTGCCACATCAATCGCGCCCAAATCTTCAGGCTCTAAGCGGTTAGATGCCCCGCGTAGGCTTCGCGTGGTCGTCGGAATACGGAAGGCTAAACGCCCAAATGTCGGGATTTTTGCCGCTTCTTTGTCGATTTCAACGATAGGCATAAGGCTATCGCCAATCAGTTCATTGTTGTGATAGCCATAAGCCAAATTGGTGAGTACAGGGTCTTGTACGCGTAATTTTGATAAATCCAGTGCCATAAAAATTGCTCCTTGTTGGTTAATTAGTTAAATAACGCATTAAATGCGGTGGTGTAATCCACATTGTGCTCGCCCATATAAGCACGAATGCGTTTATCCGCATCAATGCTGGCTGGGCTTGTGCCTTCGGCATAGTCCACCGTCTCGTCAGCAGGCTGTGCGGCCTTGTCTTTGGTCGCTACCTCTGAAAACTCAACCACTTTAGGCTGGTCTTTAAGATAGGCTTTAAACTGCTGAACAAGGCTTTCACCCTCTTCAAATTCCACGACACCACCTTGGGCTTGCACCGTCATGGCATTGAGCATTGACACCACCTTGTCTTTATTTTTCGGGGCAAGTTTGCCTTCCGAAATTAAGGCTTCGGCAAAACTGGCATTCTCGGCTTTGGCTGAGTTAAGTTCTGCTTCGGCTTTTTCAGCTTCGGCTTTGGCTTTTGTCGCTTTTAGCTGCTCATTTTCTTGACGCAAGCGGTCAAGCTCGGCTTTTTCTTCTGCACTCATTGCGGGTTCTCCTTCTGGTTGCACATTATTTTCATTAAAGTCTGGAACAAGGACGTCAGTATGGCGATACTCCTCACGGATACTTTCCTCTTGCACCGAACTCACCAAATAATCAGGCAGGGCTTTATCTGCTTCCTCCTGTCCATACTTACCAATCACCCAATCCCGTAGTCGCCGCCAAAGGCTTGATTGCGCCCAATCGCTAAACTCAACGATGCCTTGTTCTTCCTCATTAAATTCAGGATTACGCAAGCCTTTTACCGCAGGTGGTACAGCACCTAAAAAGCCCACGTGGCGTAAATACAACTTGCCAGCAACAGGGTTGTTCGGGCTATCAGGTAAGTAAAAAGATGCCGACACCTTTTTAAATCGTCCATTCTGTACCATTTCGGCAAAATCAGGATCAATCTGGGTCAGTTCTGCTTGCAATGTATCCCCGTTGAGCTGTAAGCCTTTCACCCACGCATAAGCAGGGTGATTGTCTTTAGGGTGTCCGATCACCACGGGGGACTCGTGGAATTGCGGGTTATAGGCATCAATCGCCTGTTGCAACGACTCCGTGGTAATGTTCACCACATTGCCATTGGCGTCAGGGCGAGAGCCTGCTCGAAAAATATCAATAAGGGTCATATCGGTGTCCTTGTTTGCTGAAACACCGATAGAGTAACGAAAGAGAGACGAAAAAGATTTTAAAGTCCTTTAAAGATTTTTTTGCGTGATTTTCCCAGCGGTATTCCAAAAAATACTCCACTTAAATCAAAAGGCGATTAAAGAGGCATTAAAGACCGCTTAAAGAGAAGAGATAATTTACAAGATGACCCAGCATAAGGGTAAAAATAAAAAACGCCATAACACGCGATTATGGCGTTATTTTGAAATAATGGCTAAATGGTATTTTATACGTCGTTCAAACCCCGTTCAAAACTTTCACAGTGCGTTCAAAAAATTTAACGTAAGGCAATATACCACTTAAAAAGAAAACTTCGCTATGGACGTTTTACTCGCAATTTTCGCAATAGCGAAATTTGCTCGGGCTTTTAGCCCCATCGGCATAGCCGATGTTCAAAAAAGCATCCGCTTTTTTGTAAGCACGATTTTAAATACTATAACCCTTGCTCAATTTGTCGCTGTAAAAGTGCGGTGGCTTTTTTTAGCAATCTTTGCTCATCTTGTTTGTTTATCCCTAACCAAGGGCGGGCAGGAATATCCGCTTTTTTGGCAAAAATCTTGCTTTTACCAAAGCGTAGCCGTTTTGCTTTCTTCGGTACAATCTTGCCTCCAAATTGGTGTAGGCGGGCATATTTGGCATCGCTACCAAATTCCACGTGATGATCATCATAATTGTAAGCGGTTTTCTGCGACAAATAGCCATCTTGCCTTAGAATTTTATTGTTACCCTTAATTTGACGGGTAATGGGCGAAAGGGCTTGCCACTTTTTGCCATCAGGAGCGACTTCGTTTTTAAAGCGTTCGGCGTGAATTTTTTTCAAGGTTTCACCCAACACACCATAGAGCTTACGCGGGGCTTTTAAGGTGCGTGCGATACGCTCTAACTGCTGTTTGGGTAGCGTATCATCAAGGGTAATTTTAATCATTGTGTTACCTCGCAAATTGGATTAAAAAGAAAGCGTGGTAATGTTGCCACGCTTTAATTTAAGGACTTTCAAATGAAAGATAAACAAACTGAACTATTAGAACAGCTTTTAACTGCTCAAGTTTTAACTTTGGCAGCAGCGAAATGTAATAATTTCAACCTTTCGCATAAAGCCTACAACGATGTTTATACTGATTTTATTCAGTCAGCCGTAACTGACATCGCTGAATTTCAGCCTGAAGTTTTAAAGCTACTTCGTCAAATTTCGCCTGATCACTCTTAACAGTCTGAAAATTGAGTAATATTAGTTCAATTTGTTTTAATACAAATTGAGCATCAACCATCATTAAGCCTTGAAACTCTGGTACGAGTTTTAGGGCTTTTAATTTTAATTCGGCTTCTTTAAGTTCTTCTTCAAAAATGTTCATTTTATTTTCTCCTATTGATTAAAAAATAAGTTAGGGGTATAGTTTAACTAGCCACAGGGGTTTCCTACTGGAAAGGTTACGCTAGGCAACTACCGTATTATCCTGTTCGAATCAGGCAAACTGTGGCTATTAATCCAAGTTTCCCCATAAAACCTCAAACCCTTTTAAGCTTTCCCATTGACGTTTATCAGCAATCACACTTGCCGTTCTCACCATATTCACTTTTACCCGTTGTTTTTTCTGCGTCAGTTGATCGCGATGTTGAATGTCATAATCCATTTTGACTGCCACCTTACCTTGTTCCGTGTCATGCACAAACACTAAGGTCGGTTGCTTCTGTTGGCTTTCGAGCAAAATCGCTTTAGGATGGCGTAGCTTTTCAGGCAGCTGTTTCCAAAACTCAACAGGTAAGTTAATACCTTTTGCTTGTTTGTTATCTCGCAAAGCGTGTAACACATCTTGATCACGCACCGCAATCACCGCACTTTGTGGAGCTTTGTCTAGCACCTCTAACTTAGTCAAGACCTCATCAGACAGCACGCCCACATATTTCATTTGACCGCGTGCCATTTTCTCTTTGGTAACAGTTTCGACCATCTCCGCCATTGCGGTGTTTAACATTGCCACCGCTTGCGGGCGTTGACTGATCACATCATTAATCAAACGGCTCGCAAGACGTGGCTCAGACTGGCTTAATTTTTGCATTAAGACCGCATCCACCGATTGATTTCGGCTTGCGGTGAGATTGTCAAAATTATGCGGAGCAAAACCTGCATCATAGCCTTTGGGCAGATTGATGGTTCTTGGGTTACCACTTCGCACGCCAACCAATTTCTCTTCAAATTCAATTTCCACGGGAGGTGATACCTGCTTGCCCATTTCCCTTAAATCATCTTCATCGTGTGCTTCGACGGTACAATGACAACCGTAGGCTTTAACAGGGTAGTAATAACGCCAAAACGGATCATTGGCTGGGCGAATGGTGCCATCTAAATCAATATGCGCCTGACGTGGGTGGGCGTTGTCGTGGTGATGATATTCCCAATAAGGCATCACATCGGCTAAATCCAAATGCTGCTTTAACCGCCCACGGTTATAAGCGCCATACACATTGGTGTCATAAATGATCCGTGTACGCCAGTTGCGCCCACCTTTATACTGCCAACCTGTTTTTGCCACAATCTCATCAAAGCGCTTGCGAAAGCCTTCTAGGGTTTCACCTCGTGCAATGGCATCATCCACCGCTTGACGAAACTGTGCGATGATTTCATTGCGATTTGCCCCTGCGACCATAAAAAAATAGTCGTGTTCTTCGCCTAACACATCTAAATAGCTGTCAGTGGGTAAATTGAGTTTTTTCTCAAAATAGCGCACTTGCTCTTTAAAGGTGAAACCGTTTTCTATTGCCATTTAGCGTTCCTTTTTACTTTCTTTATTGACGCTATAACGCCCCGCCAGCTCCGCACTGGTTGATGCCCACGCCATGACTTGGGCGTACTCGCTAAAATCTAATTCTGGGATAAGGCTATCTAATTGCGTGCGAAAATCCTCAAGACTTTCAGCCGATGCTAGTTTATCTTGTACCGCTTGCAACCAATTATCCACGTGGCTTTCTGCTTCAATTTCCAGCTGTTCCACAATGCCATCGGCAATATTGCGTGGCATTGTGGGAGCTGGCTCATTAAATTCTGCCGATTTTTGCGCCGCACTTTGCTGCGGTAACGGTTGTTGTTTTAGGGTAATATCTCCCTGCTCAAAGCCATAAGTGCGAGCGAGATACTGCTCGCTAAATTGCACCCCCATACTCGCCAGCAATTGGTCACGCTCGGCTTGCAATTTATCAATACTTTCTTGCTCAAAGAGTTCAAAGGTTGGCAAGGTGTCCACATTAAAATTGAGTTTGCAAATCCACCTTAAAAGCTGATTAAAACAGCTTTCTACAATCGCCGCGTCTTCATCGCGAATGGCTTTGGCTACTTCAAGCCCCGCCGTTGCGCTAGCGCGGTTAGCTTCGGCTTCGGTGGTTTGATTTTGCCCTAGAATGGCAATAGCAATCTCTGATTTACAATAACGCAGGAAATCATCAAACACCTGTGATGAGCCACCTTTGCTACCACTTTCTAACAGCTCAATGGTGCTGTCATTTGGGATAGCCGCAACCGCAGTTCCCAGCATTTTTTCCATACTATCCAGCAAGTCTTCAATTTCGTGCGGCTGGGTTTGTCTTGGATGTTTACCCACCAGCCAAGGGCTGCCGTATTTTTCCACAAACTCGAGCCAAAATTTTAGCCCGCCTTTTTTAAAGGTGGCCGCCCAAAAGCACATGGCTAAATCGGCACGGCCATAAGGGTTCATATAATCTGCTTGCTGGGTGGCAAGTAAAAACTTCATTTCAGGGAGAGGCTTACCATCGCGCTCCTCTTTATCACGCAGTAGCAATTCATTTTCTTCATTAAACACAAACCATTCTTGCGGTTTACCCACAATCTCGGCAGGTAATAACAAGCCGTTTTCTTCCGCCCACATCACCTCAAGAGCTTGATAGCCAAAGAGGGTGGCATCTAAAATCTGGTTAATGATATGGTTGAGAGGTAAGCGTTCAAAAAGTGCGGCCAGAATTTCATCGACTTTTTTATTACCTGTTGGTGTAAGTCGCCATTCTAACCCTTTAATTGCAGCTTTACGTCGGCGTACACAACCGCCCACGTGGCTATCGGATAAAATTTCACGATAGGCGGAAATATCTTTACCCATTTTTTTCAACACAGGGTCTGGGTTAGGCAAATAGTGCATAAATGCCCAATAATCCACAGCACTGGCACGGGTTGCAATTTCACGCACTAAATCTTGTTTTTTTGGTGTCATTGTTTATCCTCCAAATGCTAATACGGCGATAACTAAAAACCACCACCAACCTTCAATATTGTGAAATTTCAAATAGGTAGCACAAATGGCACAAGCTGTCATAAAAATATATCTCATCGTTAATATCCTTGTGTTAATTTTTGGCTCGTTCTGGGTCTTCTGCTATGGGCTTTCACGGGCAGCAATACGGCATCTTTAGCCGCAAGCAAGGCCAAAAAACACGCCCACGTACGGTCGGCGTGTCCCGCGCTATCACTTTCTGCCACAAAGCGTGGTTGTCCCGTTGAGCCTGTAATTTTTTTGAGTTTGTGCAAATCGGCACGCAAATCGCTATCCCCTTGCGGGATACGAATTTGTTTGTCTTCAAAGGCATTTTTGCCAAGGGTCGCCATATTGAGCTTGGTCACCACATTAAACAGCACACCTTGCACCCGTTGCTCGCCGTGTTGATATTGGGCATCTTCCACCATTTTTTCGCCCATACCTGTTTGGTCGAGATTGCACGCAACCACATTATATTGACGCATCACACGGTTTAACTCGTCCAACTGATGGCGTAACTTAGTACGTTTTAAGGTGATGATTTCGCGCGTCCAATACACATCGCCCACCAGTTCCAGCACCCAAATTACGGTTAAATCTCCCCGCACTGCAATATCCATACCTACAAAGCAAGGGTTGCCCGTGTAATTTTCGGGTTTTCCTGCTTGCGGATGCTCGACGCCGTCAATTAAGTCATAAGAAAGCCAACTACTGGCTTCATCAAGCCACTTAAGTTCAAATTCTTGCGCCCACGCATCTTCATCATTTAAGCCCTTACGGAGCTGTTCAATGTTGCGTGGAAGACCATCAGCAACGGCTTGATAAATATCTACTTGATGACGCGACCATTCAGTATTGTCAAGATCAGTCATCAGCTCATAAAATTTATTGCCCTTGCCATTAGGCGTACTCACTACCCGCAATTTCCAGCCTGCCGAAATCACAGGGAACAAGGCTTTCCAAATCTCACGGCTGTCTTGGTGAAAAGCAAACTCGTCCAAAAACACGTTAGCCGAAAAGCCCCGAGCGGTGTCAGGATTGGCTGGGAGTGCGGTAATTTTTGAACCGCTAGGGAAAATATCACTTCAAGGGCATTAATCGTGGTATCTTCTTTAAAAGGTACTTCTAAGATTTCACAAACCATGCCCATTGCTTCCATATGGCGTTTCACACCCTCGTTCATCGCTTCTTTTGCTTGGCGTTCCCCACGGCTTAAAATCACCCAACGGACTTTTTCACCCCGTGCTTCGGCCTCCAAGCAATCCAGCACAATTTCAAGGGTGGTAGTAAAAGTTTTCCCAGTTTGTCGTGCAAACATCGCTACCTTAAAACGGCTTTTATCATTCAACCATTTTTTCTGATAGCCATAGAGAACCGTGTTATTCGATGCCATAGACTGCTTTCACCATTTTTGTTACATCGTCCATACTCACCCCTGTTTCTTTCGCGGCTTCTTCTACCTGCTTGCACCAGCACTTTTTCAATGGTTTCGGCTGACGGATAGCCATCTCTTACGATTTAAAACTCAGACTTTCTGCAATGCTCTGAGCGTTGTACTGCAGCAGAGAGTAATGCCAATTGACTTCGGATTCAGCACTACCGTCCTCACTCATTCCAAGCGAGGTTTCAAAGGCAATGTTTTTCACAATTTCCATCAACATTTTGCCAATATCAGACTGTGGTGCCTCACCAAATTGCTTCGTCCAAATTTCTGCAATTTCGCGAGATTGACGGATTTTTGCCCCCATTTTTTCCATTCGGCTGGCATAACGATTAAGCCCTGTTTTGCTTAACAAGGCTGTTTCAGGTAATCCACAATCACGGATCAAATCATTGATCTCTTCCAAAATTTCCGCTTGGGAATATTGCTTGTCGCGCAACATCATTGCGAGCTGGGTTTTGATATTCGGTGGCAATAAATCCACTTTGCTTGCACGCCCACGCTTGAGTTTTTCGCTCATTTAAACCTCCTTTAAATACGGTTTAAAACTTCGGGGCAGGTTTTTTCACGCCATCAACAACCGCTTCGCCGTTAGCTACATCAAGCCCTCGCTGGGTGATGGTTGCAATCATAAAACCACTTTTGAGTCGCTCAATTTGCACAAGTCCTTGTTCTTCCAGCCAATTCAAATGGTTACGCACTAAATCTCGGCTAATGTTATGCCCATAAAGGGCAAGGCAATCATCTAAAATAGACTCATTGGCGTCATAACCCGCATCTACAAGAGAGCGTAAAATGACAAGGCGTTGGTCTTTAATAAAAATCTCTCGCATAGTTATCCTTTTACACGTTCTTCAATTAATAATGCCACCTGATGACTTAGGGTGGATAAACGAGCATTGGTGGTATTCGTCTCCCCCTTGATTTCCGTCATCAAAATCTTCAAGGCAGATAAATCTTCTTTTGTCGGCATATGCTCAAGGGTATCCTCCACCTTTGTAAGCCGTTGCTCCACCTCATCAATATTTTTTCGGATAGCGTCAATTTCACTGCGTTTGGGGTATTTGCTGTCCATTGATAGTTTCATCCCTGCCCAAACAGAGCCAATGACGGTTGCGACCAATCCCCAATGCTTTTGGATAAACTCTAATAACTCCATCATCATTTTTTATCCTCTTGGCAAATCGCCCGATAAGTGGCGTTATGCACCGCAATTTGGCGCAGGGTTTCAGTGGTATCCTGCCGACTGGCTTGGATTAAGCCAAAGCCAGAGCAACTCGGATTAATCACAGAGATCGCCTTGTTGCTGCAAGCGGTCAATAAGGTCATTGCGATCAGCAGTGCGGTGGTTTTTTTCATTGTTTTTTCTCACTTCAAACTGTTTTACTTGGGCTTGTGCCACGGCTTTTTCTTGCTCAAGGCGCTCTACGGTGGCAAACATTTGTTCTAGGCTTCGCTCAGCTTTTTTAAATCGCCATACGGCGTAAACCACAAATAAGGCAAAACCGCCGAAGGCAATTAAACTTGCAGATAACATCATTGCTCTTCTCCTTGTGGCAGTGAGGATTTACGGCGATTAAGGGCATTAGCAAAGCCTTTCGTTGCCACACCACCGCCACAAAATAGTGCAAAAGTGGTGAACAGCTCGCTTACATTTGAGCGGTCTAAATAGACGCTATACGCCAAAATGACTGCCATTAGCATCGCACCGAAAAACTGGATAAAGGCGGTGGTGCTAAGCCTGCCGTTATCGTTAGTAATTAATTCTTTCAGTGCCATTTAGTAACCCCATAACAAATAAAACTGTTGTGCTGCAGTATGTCCGCCATTAATCGCTTTGTTGCGCTTGGCGTTATTGCTCATTTTCCATCCACGGGAGAATTTTTTACCCCAGTAAAATTTCATTGATACACTCATCATTTACTCCTTAGCTAGTTACAAACACTTGCTATAAAAACAGTAACTAAACCCAAAGCTAAAAAGCCCAATCCCCAAGGATTATCTAACCCTAACAAATACGCTGACGCCCCTACACAAGCAGTGCTAAATAGGTATTTCATCATTACTCCTTAAATAAATGCTCAACGTTAATAATCTGCTCGCTATCAAGCCAACTCCAAACGTCAAAGCACGGACAATCCTTGAGCCACTCATTGGGCGTAATCGTGCCGTCGCCATTAAGGTCTGGGCTTAAATCGCGATGTCCACAAATTCGTGCATCTGGATATTTAGCCTCTAACTCTTGTAATAGCTTGTGTAATGCTTGCCATTGTTTGGCGGTGTAGCGTCCGTAGTTTTTGCCTGTAATGCTAATGCCACCCACCAGACAAATCCCTAGGCTGTGGGCGTTATGCCCTTTGACATGCGCCCCGTTTTCTCCCTCTTGACGACCAGTTTCAATCGTGCCATCGGTATCAATAACAAAGTGGTAGCCAATATGTGGCAAGTGCGGGTTAAAATGTTTGGTGTTGATAGGGTTACGCTTAAAACCACGCTGCTTATGCCAGCTGTCAATCACTTGAGCGGCGGATTTTGTTTTATTGCGTAAGGATTTACCGTTCTGCGTGGCAGAACAGTGGATCACGATTTTGGTAATGGGAAAGGGCATATAACATAAACTCCTTCTAAATGCTTTTAAAAGGAGTTTAAAGATTTTGTTTAAAGAACTATTTTAAAGTGGTTTAAAGATTTTTTACTTAAACATATCAAACTGCCGACGGTCGATCTCTTCCTTTTGCATCCGTTTAACTATCTGATATACCCATTGCATTGATACGCCATACTTACGGGCAAGCTCACGGTGATTAACGCCGTTAAACTCACGCCAAATTTTCAAATCACGTTCAGATAATGCTAATAGCAAAGCACGAGGGATATAAATAATCTCCCCCGCCCAAGCTCTTGAAATCCGCATTGCCACATCAACTCCCGCTTGTTTGGCTTGTTCTTCGAGCATTTCATAACGATTGATTAACTCTTGCTCAACATGAGCTGCTAAATCTGCCAACACTTCTGGGGCTTTGCGTTCAAACACATCTAATTTGTCTTTATCCATTTTTCCTCTCCACCCGTTGCTGCCATTTTTTGAGTCGCTCGACAACAATTGTTGCCATTGTATTATCTATTGTATGTAAGAAGCCTACATACAGCATTTTGGGATCTGGACGTTGCCTTTGCGTTACTTCATTCACAATCCTCATAATATACACATTTAATGCTGTATCAGAACCATCTCGAATAATGCCTTTACGTGCCATATCAATCCAAAGTGCAAGGATTTTCTTGGCAATATTGCTTTTAGTTTTTAGTTGAGTAGTGCTTGGTGATTTCCCTTTACGTGACGTGTTACTAAAGCCTTTATTCTCTAGCTCGTTGTATACTTTTGTGAGCTCGGGAATAGTCATTTGCTTCGTTGAGCTTTTGCCCGTGAGCCGTTCTAGCATTGCGCGATAGCTAAGATCATCCATACCGAGCTTTTGCTTGGCGATATGGATAAGCTGAATATATTTGGGTTTAGTGTACATTAGACCTCCCTTAAAACACATTATTCCGCCCTCTGAGCCAAAGGGCGGTAAATGGGTTTTAAGTAACACTTTCGCCCTTAAAATCATCAGTATCAAACATAAGGTCGCTCCTTGGTGTAAACAAATACCGAGGTTGTACATAATAAACCTCAAAGTCTTCACTATCGGCTTTTTTTACAGCAAGACAGACACCATCAGCTTCTTCATCATAAATCCCCCATTCTAAATGATTTTCTTTTAAAATTTCTTCAGCAATAGTATCAAGGCAACTATAATCGCTCTCAAAACGCATCCACGTTTTCCCCTCAAGGCTTTTTAACACTTCTTCTTTGCTTGTATATTCATCGCAATCTAGCAGTATGTATTCATATTCTTTCATTTTTCACTCTCCAAAATTGCCTTACGTTTATCTTTGATAATTGGCGTGATAGCTCGTTTAATGGCAAGTTGTAATTCATTAACAAAATCCTCATTGTCTAGGTTATCAAAAAGGATCATCATTAAATTCGGATCTACTGTGTCAAATAAAGCACGATAGGCATCAACCTCATCAAATACGCCTCCCTCCCAATCAAGTCGCACAATATTGCCACCTAAAACGTCCGTTTTGCTTGATATTTCTAGCTGTTCAAGCTGGTGGCGTTCCATTTCTATTTCGATTGTCATTCGGACTTTTTCGTCAATCATCTTTACCCCCTTACCTGCCATCTCACCTTCGGCAGTTGGTTTTGCACCATTTCCATATACACCCCCGCCGCAATATAGTTACCCGTATTAATCGCTCTAACTGCTTGTTGAAGCTGTCCGATCATCATATCCAGCTTGAGTGCAAGTTCACTTTGCTTTTGCGTTGTCATAGCTCTTCAACCTCCACAACCTCGTCAATTTCCGTAATCTGATGAGGCAATTTATTCAGGTCTAAGGTGTTTAAATCACATTTTTCCGCCGCCTGCTCAATGCTTTCGGCTTCTACGGTGATTTCAACCATTCCATAAACTCTGACAAGGTATTTATTCTTCATCTTCGCCTTCCTCATTGACAAAATTAATTCGATACTTCAGACCAATAGCGTAGCCTTCATGGATTTCTTCCAGTAGTTGGTCGATATAACATATCGCATCGTCTTTGGTTTCAGCTTCAATACCCAAAGTCAATTTAACGTCTATTTCAGCGTGATAATTCATTGTCATTGCTCCTATTTTTTGATTTAAAACACTTTATAAACGCCCCTTAAATCAGGTTTAAAGAGCGTTGAAAAGGGCTTTAAATTGATTTAAACACCAGCCACATCATCCAACCCATTAAGACAAAATAGCCCAGCATTACAATCACATCGTCCATTTACACCTCCTGTTCAAACGGTTTAATCACAAAATCTTCTACCGCAGTTTTAATCGTAATGTCCGCGATAGTTGAAGCAATATTCGGTTCTGCGAGCATCGCTTCTTTGTTTGGCTCTTCTTTGGTGCGGATAAACTGAGTTAATCCTAACGCACGCAATCTTGCCAACACTTCGTCCGCTTTGCGGATTGATACACTCGGTGGACGTTGTCGCCATTGCACTTCGCCCGTGTTAAAGCTGCCCGTTTTCGTTTTACCGTTTTGTGTCAGCTCCGCACGGTTGGCTTCACACCACACTTCGATAGCTTTTTGTAAAGGCTTCATTTGCTCCTGAAGAGCGGTGATTTTTGGGGCATATTTTTCGGTAATCGCTGCCAATTCGTCATTTTGGTGGGTTGCAAGGCGTTGTAACTCACGTTGCAAATCGCCAATATCTTTAATCGCAATCTCCACTTCTTCTCGGGTTTGATAGCGGATGGTGTCGCTTTTTAGTCTGGTTTTACTCATTGTTTTCTCCTATGGGTTAGCTGATTGATTACAGGTATAAACGTCATAATTGCCGTTGATTTTTGGGGTGATGCCGCCGTTATTAACAACTAAATACACCACGCCACCTTTGCAAATTTCCGCAATTCGCACGTCGGTAAACTTGGCACGGGTTTGTCCATCACACCCTGCCAATAAAAGTGCGGTGCAAATTAGGGTGAGTTTTTTCATTTTTTTCTCCTTATAGTTCATCGGTGGTATAACCGATTTTGATTGCCATTAAGCGGTTTGGATTTTGTTCTGCTAACTTATGTATTCTGCTACTGGCTAGCATACGGATATAACCTTGGCTTTTGTTTAATCGTCTTGCTAGCTCTGCGGCTGTGCCATCAGCGATATTGATTTCGCCTTTATAGATTGCATAAACGGTATGGCATTTTGCTTTCCCCCGTTCGCCGCACTTTCTAGTTGGCATAACTCCTCCAAACCACCTTAATGCCTTCCACTATCATTTGCCACTCGTCAAAGCGTTGTCCATCATTGCCGAGGATATACCGCATCGCTTGAGCGGTTTTTTCTAGTTCTTTGGTGTTATGGTTGGGTTGCACCCGCACTTTTGGTTTGATATGTTCAAAATGCACATTAATCACGTGCAAGCCCATTTCTTCCAGCTTTCTAATGCACTTTTGCACTTGGCTTAGGTAGTTCAACACCATCTCGTTATTGCCTCGTAAAACAGGGTTTGGGTGGGTTAATGTGGTGCGTTTCATACCGTTCCCCCTTGCAATTCATTTTTCGCCGCTAAAATGTAGTCATAATCAAGGCGTTTGTTGTCGCCGTTGGCACTAAACCACGCAAGGCGTAGCACTTGGGTTAAAATGCGTAAGCCACCACCTCGCTTGCCTGTTTCTGCTAATAAGCTGATCAGTTTTTTATCTGTGGTATCCAGTTGCCACGCATTGGCAATGGCGACAATGTCTTCTTTTTTGCAATGCTGAATGCTTTCGTTTTTCGCACTACGCGACCAAAGGCGGGCAAAATCGTGGCTTTGGTTAATGCCGCCACGCATACGGGTGTAAACCTTGTCGTTGCCGATTAAGGTCATTCCAATGTCGCAGGCTTCCTTAATAAGTCGGAGCTCCTCCAAGGTTTCGTAAGAAAGGTGATCCGCTTCGTCAATAATCAACAAGCCTTTAGTATCTTTCATTCGTGCTTCGATTAAGCGTACAAGGGCGGCTTTTCGCTTCGGCGGTTCACCAACGCCTAAAGCAAGAGCGATTTCGTAGAGCATTTCCGCAAGGCTAGCACGGCTTGGGCTAGCGGTAACCAGCCATACATTACGGTGGCGTTTTTGGTATTCTCGCGCCGCGACGGTTTTGCCTGCGCCACTCATTCCAAATACGGTGGTGATACAACCTAACGCGTGCGCATAGCTAATGATGGTGTGGATCAGCTTCGCGGTTGGCGTTTCGATAAAATCAGGGGCAGAGATAAATTGGCTGCGTTTGATTTCACGTTGTTCTAACCAATTTTCTAAAACCTGACGAATTTTCTGGTTATCCCCTTTATACTTGCCATTTAAAAAGCTAGACAACGCGCCACCGCTTAAATCAACCTCTCTCGCCAGTGCCGCTTGAGCAATCTCACCGCTTTCAATAATTTGCTTGATTTGTTCAATAATTTCTGTCATTTTTTTGTCCTCTTGTTCCACTGGAGTAACTTATGGATCCTGTGATTGTTAAATTTGCCAAAAAACATCAAAAAACCGTGTTTAAAGGCATTCATAAATCGCTTAAAAAACGATTAAATTTCATCTTGCATAAAATTGATTTTTCTCGTTACACGCTGATTGAACAGCGTTTTTTGCCTTACGTTGAAGAATTTACCTATGCAAAGAGTAAAGAACATCAAGTCAACTTGGTTTACTGGTTTAGCCGTCATTTCAAAATCCCCCCAAAAGACGTCTATTTACTTTTACTTTTTGCGAAATGGCGATACTTAACGCGGCTTGATAGTCTTTCAACGCGACTTGCAAAGAGTGGGGAAGTGTCGTATCGGCAAGAAATTGTTCAGTCAATTCCCACTTTCTTGCAACGCTACTCAAGGCTTGCTTTTCAAGTTGAGCGACAACTTCCTCGTTTTCTTTGGCTTGATTGAGTTGCTCCGCATTTTCACGTTCAAGGGCTTTGAGTACGTTTGCGACTTTTAGGCTCTTTTTGCGTTGTAGATTTCGTTGTTTCATTGTTTACTCCTGTTGGGTTAATCGGCATTGTTCTGTTCAATAAACTTCGCCACACCTTTGGCAAAGCCGCTTTCTGTCGTTGTGTTGTCATCGGCCAGCCAGTCGGTGTCTTGCACTTTGCGTTGCAGGTTACCTTCAAATAATTCCAGCGTTTTGACTTTCTTCGGTTCAACCAATTCGGCCGCTGGCGTTTCGTCAAAATGCTTGCGGTATTGTTCGTGTTGGTGTTTATCCATTTTCTCAATGGTTTGTAGTTGTTTTTTGGTTTGTCGCGCTTCTTGGCTCTCAAGTCGTCGTTGCATTGCTGCACCTTTCACGCTGTCAAAGGCAAGTGGTTTGTCGCAAATGGCATCGCACAAATACACCCCATTTAAGTCATATACATACACCGTGCCGTGTAAGTCGTCGGGGTCAAAACGCACTACAACATAAGGGTATTGCCCACCTTGTAGGGCTTCGGCGTAGTAAGTGTTTTTCTCGCCGTCTAGGCGGTAGCCCGCTTTGAGGGTAAAACAGCCGTATTTGTCCACTTTGGTGCTTTCGCCGAGCATCATTAATTGGCGTAACTGCTCATCGGTAGGCTTCATCACTTCAACTTGGGCATAATCCCTTGCCCATAACTCATCGGCACTGTAAATGCCTTGCCCTAGCTCACTTTGGCGTCCTTTCTTGGCGTTCCACTTACGCACACCTTCTTCAACAAGTTGTAAAAACTGTCGCTTTATCTAAGCCTTTTTTGTATTGGTAGTTTTCAGGTTTTTCTGTTGGGCTATCGCCAGTAAAAAAGCCTTCACATAAGCGGTTTCGGTCAATGTAAGCGGGCAATCCATCACGTCTAAACGCACGCTCTATCGGCTTGGCTCGTCCATTGCCTCGCCCTTTAAACACAAGGGTTCGGATCACTTGGATACCAAGGCGTTCAAACAAGCCGTCCACCACAATGTCTTTATTCCGCTTACCTCGTTTGGTTTGCGTGGAGGTCTGCAAATCAGAGGCGGCTCGGGTGTTATCCATTAAAATCTTTTTCGGAATACCGTACTGCTTAATTAATCGCAGCGTGGCTTGACGGATTTGATCGCCGTTTTCACTGTCGTCCACGCAATAAGCCAAAATGCGACGTGTGCGAACATCTTGCCAAAACCACGTTTTCGGGCGGATAGGGCGCGAGCCGTCTTCATACCAATCCACAAACACGTTATGCTGATAACCATCGCCATTGATAATCTCAAGAGCTTGAAGGTGGGCGACGCTACGGCGTTGCGGTTTAACCAACTCACGCAGGGCGTGATCACCGCCTCGCATCAGGGCAATTTGGGCGGGCGTCAGCTCTCGGTTAAACTTGCGTTTTAAGGTGTTAAGACTTGGCACTGCCCAGCCGTTTTCCTCCGCTGCATACATCAGTTCTTCATAACAAATGGCAAAGTTAGGTTGCGATTGACGACAGTATTCCCCTAAAAAGAATTGCCACGCTAGATCATCAATTTCGGCATAGCGGTTTGTGGTATCACGCTCAACCCTGTCTAACAATAACGGCAACCAGTTACTTTGCGGGTGATTTTTCACTTTGTACCACCAACGCTTCAGACTTCCACGGCTCACCGCTTCACCTTCTTGCCCCGCAAAATGCTCAACCACCCGATCCATGGCGTCCATTAATTTAAGACGCATATCAAGCAACCCTTTTAGCTTCATCACCGCATTAAAACGACGTTCAGCACGGCGTTCTTGTTCAGTGGTTGCGGAGGCAAGAACGTTCCAAGCACTTTCGGTCATTTGCTGTTCAGCCTGTTTTTCCACCGCACTTGGTTTTGGTAAGGTGGTGTTTTTAAGTAAATACTCCGCTTGGACTTCTTGGGGGAGAGAGGTGAAGGCGTATTCGTATCCTCCACCTTGAACTCCTTTTACTTTTCTAAACTTCCATTGCTCTTTTCTTGCCAGCTAATATATTTTCAGTAGCTGATGGCGAGCAATTCCATAAGTCTACAGCAATTCCAGCAATAATTCTTTAGCTGTATAAACATTCTCCTTATAATTAAAATCCCTTATCTTTGTTCTGGCGTAACGACTACGGCCATATATCGCCAACGCTCAAGACCTAAAGCATCAGCGATAATCTTTCTCTCCTTTGGGGTAGGGTTTATCTAACGCATTGCGAACAGTCGTTTTTGCTAACCCGTTTTCAA